GCCTCCGGCGTAAGTTACCGAAGAGCCAGTAATTGAGCTTGCTGTACCTGCGCCGCCATTACCGCCAGAAGTACCCGAAGCAGCCGTACCAACGGCAGAAGCGCCGCCGCCGCCGCCGCCAACTTGGGCTTCAGCATCGGAGGTGCTATTTTGTCCGGCACCGCCATTATTACCTTGTCCGCTAGTTCCAGCGCCACCAGATGTGGTTCCTGAAGCGAACGAGCCAGAGCCGCCGCCGCCCGACCCACCTGCAACACCTGCACCAGTACTTACACCGCTGCCGCCACCGCCACCACTGGCTGTTAAACTTAATGCCGAAGAGTTGCTACCGGTGTTTCCGTTACCGTTGCTGGATTGCACAGCAGCACCAGCGCCAACCGTGATTGTGTAGGTGGTTCCAAATGTTAAAGTAGAAGTGCCGGTCAGCAATCCACCAGCGCCGCCGCCACCAGTCCCCATGTTGGTGTCGTTTGAGCCACCTGAACCGCCACCAGCGGCAATGAGATAAGAGGCGATAGTGGATGTTGTTAACGTACCTGTGAGTATGTTCCACGCGTTTGTACCAGTCTTTACCAACTGTACGGGTACACCAGAGGCTATCTTAGGGCTTGTTACGGCTGTCGTGCTCCCAATTTGATAAACCGAAACACCAGATACGCTTAGGGTAATTGTGCTTGTACCCATGTTGAACAGAGTAATTATGGTTCCGATAGGGAACGCCACCGACGCATTGGTTGGTATCGTGATGGTTTGGGCGCCAGTGTTGGCAGAATATATCTGTTTACCGGCATCGCCAAGAACTAACGTATAGTTGCTGCTTTGTATGTTTTGCGGGTATGCTGCTATCGGTGCAGCAGACGTCCAGCCAGTGCCGTCACTGGTCAAAACGTTTCCGGCAGTACCTGAGGAAGTTAGCCCCGTACCACCGCCCGATGCCGAAACAACACCTGCACCTGCTCCGCCGACCTGCGCGTACACATCCCAAGTCGTACCGCTGTAAACCAACTGAACGCTGACACCGGAGATGTTGCAGATGAGGTCTGAAGCTGAGCCGTTGATGGTCGAGCCGTTACGTCCGACTGTGAGGTTATTTGTAGCCCACGACCCTGCACTATCGACAACAAAAACTTGGTCACCGACAGATGGAGTAGCTGGAAGCGTAACCGTGAAGGCTCCGCCGCTAGTATCAGTCTGTACGCCATCGTTTGCGGCGGCAGTAAAGTTCGCGGTCTTGACCGTAGTATACGCTATGCCTCCGCCGGAGGGAATCTGCGACACCCATTCCGTGCCGTCGCTGGTTAGGACATTACCCGCCGTACCGGGGCTGGAGAGACCGGTGCCGCCATTAGCAGGTGGTAGGAGGCCGAAGCCGTCCGAGATAGACTTGCTGGCTGGGTAGTCGCAGAACACATCTTTAGTGCCTGCGGAGAAGTTAACGAGTGAGCCGCTATTGCTGGACGCAAGCACAGTGTCACGCGAAAGCGTAGGGCCAGCACCTGAGTAAGTCCCAATACCGACTTCCCACTGTGCACCAGCATTAATGGTGTAGTATGTGGTGTTACCGTTGCCGACCGCACTAAAGGTCTGGTACCCCGTAGGTGAGGTACCACTGAGCGTTATCGTACCTGTACCAGTGGTAGTGGTAGTATCGCGTACGCGGTCAGCAACATTTAAAGGCATTGGTTTTCCTTATACGATGCGGATGATTGCAGTCGTATTAGCAGCAGTCGGGAAGATGATGGTGAAGTCACCGTCTGTCGAAGTCTTATCCGAACCAAAATCCAGTGTGGCTACCGCAGCGTTCGTCAGCGTGGTGTTCGCGTTCGAGTTAGCCGAAGGCGTCGTGTTATAGATGAGCGCGCCACGTGCCGTGATGGACGAGTTTGCAAAGGTCAAGTCGGAGAAGTCTGTGAAGCCCGTACCCGAAGACGCGTTATTGTTCGACGTAACAACACCAAGGTTAGTCAGTGTACCACCGCCAGCGGTGTAGTTTGTACCTGTTACTTCGTTAGACGTAGTGTATGCGGTGGTGTTGGCGTCAATCGTAGCCGACGAAGTATACATCGCCAGCTTAAAGGTATCGCCGCCTACGCGGAAGTCGTGCACAGCCAGCATAAGCTCGGCCTTAAACGACGTGGTCATTGCTTGGGTAATTGCCATCTTAAGGCCTCCTTATGTATCAAGTATCGAGGTAAGCTCTGGATACCCCGCCTGTTTAAATTTGTTCACCAGAGTTACGTTATGCGACCGCACAGCTTCGTGCATATAGTGCACTAACACTCCACGGATGCTGTCTTTGAAGGCTTCAGCTTGGTCCCGGATAGCAGGATGTGCATTGCTGCCGACATAGATAATCTTATCCAGCGCACGCTCGGCAACTTCTTCCGGCGTGGAACCACGACCTTGGGTAGCCATAACCATGACGTTGCCAATAGTGCCTGAAACGGGGTCGAACATCTATATCTCCTATTGGACCGGATATCGTGCTTGCGGCGTCCGGTACATATCCTGACGGTTCTTACCTTCGCCAAGCTGCTTGAGCATACCCATCGCGCTGTCGTACCGCTTCTGGTACTCAGCGTTAATATCCTGCTCGCCCTTCATAAAGACATATGCTTCAATCAACGCACCGTAGAGCAGCGCGCTATCGAAGTTATCGCCCAACCAGCTTGTGCCAGCAGTTACGATGGACTCTGGGTAGTAGAAGTAATGCAGTTCGACTGCATAGTTCGCGTCTGGCGTCGGCCCCAAGATGTACGAGTTCTCGTCAAAGTAGGCGTAGTGCGTGGGTATGCCCGTCGTGCTTGGGTTAGGAAACGACTGTCGTATAAAGCTGACGTCCTTGTTGAGTAGGTATTCGTAGCGTCCAGTGGCGTCGATGACAGCCATGGAGAAGTTAGCCAGCCAATCTGAAGGCACAGACAGGTACTTGTTGCCTGACGTCATGTTACCCGTCACGTTCTTACGCAAATCAAGCAGCTGCACCGTGTTAAAGATGCGCTGCTCAGCCTGTTCGATGAACGTGTTAATCTGTTCGGTAGACGTCAAAGTCACCGTAGTACCGTTAGAGCCGGTCCACGAAGTGTTGGGGAAGTCGTTTTCGACGTACCCTTTGATTGTCTCGAACAGTTCAGCGTAGTTCATTATGCCAGTTTCTTGCTGCTATGCGTGCCCTTAGTCGCCGCACCGGTTCCGCGTGTTTTCACGGTCTGGGTGTTAGGTACGTTGTTTGGGTAGCCGTTATTGTTCTTCACAATCGGCACCGTTTTTGGCTTGTAGTCCATATTATTTACCCCGCGAAGATTTCTTCTGGTTGGCGATTTTGGCAAGATTGCGACCCATGGTCTTCATCTGCATGTTGGTTTTGCCGCCCTTGGCGAGCTTGGTCATAGGCTGGCCCTTGTGCTTCGCACGCTCGTGCTTGTGCACGGCTTTAGCAATCATAGCCTTGTCCTGCTTCAAATCTTTCTTATCCATCACTAATTCTCCGTCTCGATTGTTACGGTCCCTACTTGACCACTACCTAATAGCGTATTTGGAAGACCAAATAAACCCAAAGGATTATTTAACCCTACAGGGTCCCACCCCCACTGAATTATGCGACTACCGTCACTTGGGTTGTTGTTCGGATTGAGACCCGCTTGGTAATAGCTGTTGTCTGGGCGTGGGTTGCGCAGAGCTTGTGGGTCATCCACGGGATACATACCAAGCTGCAACTGCGGCTGGTCAGGTTCCCAGCATGTAGGGCACACCAGAATGTTGACGTTTTTGGTCTTAATGACGAGCCGCTTGAGTTCCTTCAGCTTATAGCGGAAGTTACAACGGTCGCACTGGGCGATTGCCCACTTACCAGATGCAAACCGATTAGGCACACGTCACCGGAAATACTGACGAGGCGCGAGGCGTAACGGTGCCTTCTCACGGTCCTCGTCAGCAGCCTGTAGCCAGAGTTCTTCGTACTGCGCCTTTAACCCATCCGAACGCTCAAGCGCGCCGGGGATTTTCAGGGATAGGTGATACGCGAGACCAGCCACCATACAAGGGATGAACCTAAACGGTATATCTTGCGTAGTAACACCATCACCAGCATCCTGTAAGCGGCGCAAGCGCCAGTAGACAAAGGTATAATAATTGCTCTGGTCTGGAGCTGGCCAGACGTTAATCGACGGATGATCGACACCCGTAGTCGAGTTAGTGCCCGCAGGCCGTCCACCTGCCGGATAGGTCGCACCTGACTGACGGTTAATCCACACTTGAATAGGACGCCCTTGAGCGTTCTTGTTAGGGATTGTCGAGTACGTATCAACGCTGATACGGTTAATTGTAATGTCGGTCTGCTGCTCCCCTGTCTGGGTGCGCACGACATGTTCGAGTAGGTCTATAGTATCGACGGGTAACTCGTAAACAATCTGCCCCTGCACCATAGGTATCGAACCCTGCTCGATGGTCCACAGGTTAATACCACGGTTAGCCCACTCAATAGTGAGCAGATTGAGACTGCGCCGCGCCGTACGTAGGTCATAGCCGGTCCGCAGTTCTGCACCGCAACGCTCAAAAGCCTCTTCGACTAGGTCGTTGAGGTTAAGGTTAAATGTGCTGGTGCCAGAAGTGGTCATCGGTATTTAGCTGCCTTCTTCGCTATCGCCTTCGGCTGCTTAACGAACTGCTTGCCCGCTTTAGTGCCTGCGCGTTTCGCTTTGCTTGTAGCAGAGTATTCCTTCGAACTCAAAGCCTCACGTGCTTTCTTAGGTAAGTAGCGCTCACCGGTGGCTTTCGGCCCTTGGGTAGACGGCTTGCCCGACTTGGTGCCCCAGTCTTCCTTAGTCCATTTGGATAGAGATTTCTGAGCTTCCGTCTTCGGGCCGCTATAGCCGCCACCGGATTTCTTATACCGTTGCGTAGCAAGCTGGGCTTTACGTGCGGACCATTGACCCGCGTTTCCACCCTTCGTGCCAGCCTTTACACTGGCAACGATACGCTTCCACTTAGGTTCGTCCGACCGAGCCATTTACCCGCCGAGGTTCATTTGCTGCAACTTACGCATGGCTTCCATACGCCGGTCTTCTTGGCCTAGCTGCTGCGAATATGGGTTGCCTGATATCTGACCCATTCGCTGCTGGTATCGCTGCCGCATCTCTTTCTGATACTGCTGCGCTTTATCCAGTGGGGCACCAGCAATCTGAGGTATAGCCTGTTCTGCTTGCTGTGGAGCACGAGCAATCTGAGGTATATCCTGTTCTGCTTGCTGTGGAGCACGAGGCTGAACCATAGGCTGCATTTGGTCCATAGGAGACTGACCCAGCTGCTGTTGCCGGTACTGCTGCATCACATTTGCTGCCTGCTCTTCTTGTGGAGAAGCCTGATACCCTTGCAGCGTGTTGAAAAAACCTGCGCCACCTCCCCTTGGACCACCTGACGCAATGAACTGCTCAAAGGACTGCCTAACAGGACTATTTTGTTGAGGTGTAATCTGGCCAAAACCGCCCTGCTGAGACATACCATAGCCACCGCCGAAGCCGCC